ATCAGGATCTACGACTTTCCAAGTTTCCAAAAACACCGCAATGAGTTCTTCTTCAGTCGGGCAACACCTATAATATATACCTTCACTTTCCCTATTAATATTAATAGGATGCCTACCTAAAGCACATATTTTTCCTGTCAAGCTATCCTTCATTGTTATGGCAATAAGTTCTTCTTTAACATCTTCTACAGTGGGAAACCCATCTTCGGATGCCACTTCAATATCGATAGTGCATACTCTGACTTCAGATGCATCATAATCACATCTATCAAAATATTTTCCTATATACTGATTGACCCAATCATCATATCCATATACAGAAAAATTTTCCACATCATTATACTTATCAATAAATTCACGACAATCCTTTATCAATCCTGGCTTTACTTGTGCGACAGAAACACCATCCAATGTCTTGAATTCGTTCTCGTTATTCCTGTCTGGAATAAACAAGGAAGGATTGAAATCATCACGATATTTAATTCTATTTCCATCTTCTATAGCACGAACTGCAATATTATTACCAAGCACCTGTACATTTGTATAAAAATTCATATTATCCTTTTACAATACAAAAGGGGATGAATATAAGTATCCATCCCCTCTTTCTCTGTGACTATACACAAATTATTTATCCGAAAGTTTTTCTTGTCCGACTTCAATAATTCTTGGTTTTTTCTCATCTGGAATAACATTTTCCAGTTGGATTTTAAGTATACCATCATTTAAATCTGCACTTTTTACTACAATACTGTCGGATACTGTCCAAGTCCTGTTAAAAGTTCTTGATGCAATTCCTTGATGTAAATACTCGACATCATCACGTTTATTAATGCCTTTCACTTTCAAACGACTATGTTCTGGTTCGTGAACCACTTCTATTTCATCTGATCTAAACCCTGCAATAGCAAGCTCAATAGTATAACTATCACCATCATGGATGATATTATATGGTGGATAATTCCCACCAGTTACAGGATTGGTTTCAAACGCATTCAAACGATTAAAAAGTGAATTAAATCCTATGAAGTATGGGTCATATTTATCTAGTTGTTGAAATATACTAGTCATTGTTATGTTTCTCCTTATTGATTAAGCAAGATTAAAATGTAGCCATTCACCATGAATCGACTACTTACTATTATAAGAGCAATTTCTGTGCCAACTTGCTCTATTTTTTTCCTATGTTGTATTTGGGAATCAATTCCCACTCATCTTTTTCAGCATAGGAAAGAACTTTTATCTGATTTAATGGAGCTGTTTCTGATGTGTCACCCTTAACTATTTTAACCAATCCCCACTCTTGTAGCAAATTGGTTATCGTATTTCTACGTTCCTCATCATTCTCAGAAAAATTTGTTGGTTTTCCATCTAGTGCAAACAATTCTTTAAAATGAACAATATAATATTTTCCCTGCTTGTGTAGAATATGACACGATTGATATAATTTCTTATCGTTTCGTGATGCAACCCCTATCCTACCCAATGTTTCCTTTACTTTTAAAAAGTCATCTGGTTGCTCCAATTCGACTTCAATCATTTTCTCAACCATTTCTAAAACCACCTTTGTCTAGTCTTTTTTTTATGTATTCCAACTCATCATCAACTAGAACAGAAAGAGCAACTTTTGCTTTTGCATCGCTATAACCATAATACTCTTTCACCACTTCAATATCATTAAATGATTCGGATACATGCCACTTCTGGGCCTTGCGTTTCCGTTCCCTAAGACTATTTATAAAATAATCAAATTGCAACTCAACATCACAATGTGGTCTTAAATTCATTTCATTAACATACAAAACAGAATCCACATTCTGTGAAAGGAATTTATTAATCCGATAAGGATGATACTCCTTTACTGCTTGTGGATCATCTCGAATTATATCATTCTTTTTGTAATTAATTGCATTCAAAAAATCAAAAATTTCCATTATGCAAACTCACACTGCGCCATAATTTCAGTTAGACAAGCAACCATATTTATTTCTTGGTCAACCACAAATGATGATTTATAACTATAATCAGCAATAGTCAAAACTGCTTGTGGTATGCTATTTGAATCTAACATTTTTCTCAGATTATCATAAACCTTCCTAAAAAGGAGATTGGGGTCATTATCAAAATTATCAACAACCCATTTTTGCATCTCTCTGAATTTCTTTCCTTTGAGTAAATTAGTTAACTCATCTATATTCACATCAGAATAATTAGTCAACACACCGACATCAATTACACCACTTGTCGAATACCTCTGAAGTTCATTCAAAACCCTTCGCCAGTCTGGTATATATTTAGTTATCAACTCTGCAAGAACTTTTGGTTCATATTTTATGCTTTCCAGTTCCAAAATCTCTTGCGCCCTATTCATAAAATCCGCAGCGAGTTTCGCAATCTCTGCTTTAGGGATTTTGAATTCGATGACCGAACACCGTGAATGTAAAGGGCTGATAATCCGATTGGCAAAATTGCAAGTGAAGATAAACCTACAATTTTTACTAAATTCTTCGATGAATCCCCTAAGTGCTGGTTGAGTAGATTGCGGATTGATGTAATCAGCTTCATCTAATATCACCACCTTTCGTCCGCCAGACAATGAAACTGAACTGGCAAAATCTCGTATTTTAAATCTGAGGGTGTCTATATTCCTATCCTCAGAACCATTTACTAATATATAGTCTGCATTCAACTGCTCACATAATGCCCTAGCAATTGTAGTTTTTCCAATTCCTGATGTGCCACTTAATAATAAATTTGGAATTTCATTGTTATCCACAAACTCCCGAAAGGTTTTATTAAGACCTTTCGGAAGAATACATTCATCTATAGTTTTGGGTCTGTATTTTTCAACCCACAGAAATTCTTCTCGCATTAAGCATTCTCTCCATAAACAGAATCAGGTTCAAGTGCTATCCAATATTCAACTGGAATCTCAGTATGTTTCAAGTAACTAATTCCACCTGATGAAATCTGAACATCATAATCCCCACTCATAATTTTAAGATTTTCAACTTTGAAATACATAGAAAATTTTTCTGGATGTCGATCACCAACAACTATTTCAAAATTGTTTGTTGTTGGATCTTTTCTATCCAATACACTCAGATTTGTAGTTACACCATCACTAATAAGTGCCAAATCATTTTTTCCCAATGCAGACGACATGTTCTTAACTGCATTAAAATCTTCTTGTGTTAGTTTGAAATTAATTTCAGCATCTGGCATTTTCACCGCATTCTCTGGTGAAACTATAGTGCTAGAATCTGCATAAACGTATCGACAGACTGCTCTATCTTTACTAAGAACAACATATTTTTCTTTCCATGTAAAATCTGCACCAATAAATTCCTCTGATGTAACTACATTCAAAAATTCAGATACATCATATATACCAAATTCAACATCAAAAGTTTCACTAATCTCAGCAGATGCCAAAATATTTTTAGTTATTGATATTGTATCCAGACGGTTGCCTGGCTTGACTAGTATCGAACCATTTATGCCCGAAAAGTTCTTTAGAATATCAATTGTCGATTTGCTAATTTGCATAATATCTTCACCTCAATGTTTTATACTATATTATACCACATTTTTGGGTATTTGTCAAGCGAAAAATCTCCCTAGATTATAATCACCAATATCGTAATTCATAATCAACAATTCTTCACTTTTTCTTTGTTTGACATTCTCCGCTGCCCCTGCTGAAACAACAAAGTTTTTTCGTTTCCAGATATATTCTTCCTCTGGCAACCATTTTTCAAGTAAATCAAAATTGTAATAAGATAATGCAAAATCCCCCTGTATTCCCTTTAACTGCTCACATAATGTTTGATGATCATCCCTATCGAACTCATGCAACGAATAAAAATCCTCTCGTTGCCAATACGGTGGATCACAATAAAAAAACGTAGATGGACTATCGTATTTTTCTATAACATCTGAATAATCCAAATTCTCACATATATCAATTAATTCCAACCTCTTAATATATTCTGGCTTTAGCAGCCGTTTTCTGAATGACTCAAAAAGTGATTCATATTTGCCCCTCAAATCAATAAAATTTTGCTTTTCGGGATTATGACCCGACCACCCTTGAGTAATCACATAGGCATATTTCATCCCAAACTCAAAATCACCAAGTCTCACATCATTGATATCCTTTGTCTCAAATATTTCCTCTCTGTAACTATCATGTAATTCCTTCACTTGAGATTTTATGTCGATCATATAATCATAGAATTCCTTTGGTGTTCTGCAACATTCAAACAGATTCACCATGTATCTATTGTAGTCATTGTATACAGTCTTATTCAACTTCGGATTTCTATAGACATCAGTTTTCAAATAAACCCAATACGCACCCCCAAAAACCTCTACATAAGTTTCGATGTTATTGGGAATGTATGTAGAAATCCATTCTGCCATCCGAAACTTTCCACCAATATATCTAACCATCACACCACCTTAGTAAAACTTCTCTAGCATATTTTTGTTACGATGTTCAGCAATCCTTCTCTCTGCCAGTTCTGCATACTCTGCATTCAACTCAAATCCAATATACTTTCGACCATTGTCAACAGCAACTTGACCTGTAGTTCCCGACCCCATAAACGGATCAATAACTATACCATCTGGTGGGCAAGTAGAAAGAATAGGTTTCTCAATCAATTCTGGTGGATACACAGCAAAATGAGCTCCTTTGTATACTGATTGTGTGACATCCCAAACAGTGAACATTGGTCTAGTCGGACACTTACCGATATCAATCAATTCCTGATAATCGAAATCCTTATCAATATCCAATGATTTCCGCATCTTATCATAATGCTTATCTTGATTGATAGAACTGAGTGAGAACCCCTCTTTTTCCGATGAACCAGAATCTTTTCTCTTATCAAGATTGTTACTAGAAAACATTCTTCTCACACTAATTTCTGCTTGGGGAACTAGAATAGGATCACGATCAAAATAATATCCCTTGAGGTTTTTCACAAACCAAAACACCTTTTCGTGGTTTGACCAGAATCTGTCTTTTGCAGAAATAGGTTGTGGGTTTGGTTTGTTCCAAATTATTTCATTCCTAAGATTCCACCCTCGATCACTCATTGCAATTTCAAATCTGGATGGAACTTGCAACAACCCCTTGTTATTATAAGAATCACCAATATTAACCCAACAAGACCCTGATGGTTTCAATACACGATAAACTTCATCAAACACCATGCAAAGATTCTCTATGTAACCAGTAACGGTATTCTCTACCCCTATCTGATCCTTGTTTTTGTAATCTCTTAAATTGTAATAAGGTGGAGATGTAATACACATATCCACCGATGATTCTGGAAGAACTTTGAGATTGTCTACATTATCACCAACATGAATTATATTAGTTTTCATTATGCTTTCAAACCATATTCTTCAACGGAAAACCTTTTGAAAAATTTAACCTGTGATAGATTTCCATGCGGATGTGGTCGTTCAAACCCTCTCTTGTGTAAGTCTATACCAATAACCCCACTCAAGTAAAGTTCTCTAACATGTGATGCTGAAATTTCATAAAGTTTAACAGGTTCTTGCAATCGTTTTCTCATATCACAAAACACATACGAATCAATCGCATCTAACTTAGCAAAAAATTCTTGCTCATCAAATTTCCGACCTTTGCCAGTAGCAGTGGAAGGAGCAAAAGGAACATTACCCCCTATCGCACAAATGTTACGAACTTCAATTTTTTTGTATTTGCGATGTGGTGTTTCGACATCCCACGCAAGTTGTTTTCCTTCAACTCTAGTACCGCCTAGAACTTTAGCAACTTTGCTTTCCATAATGGCAGAAAGGGTAGTTCCTGTTATACTACCAATAACATCCTTTACTGGTAAATCCCAAGCTTTTGCTATCAATTCTAAATCAACATTAATTTCAAGAGGTTTTGTCATCAAATAACTCCAATATTAAAGATTGTATCGGGAAAGAACCTTTCCTTCTCGATTTTATACCTATATTATACCATATACCCCCGACAGATGGTGTCGGGCGTGGAAAATAATTTCATTTATTTTCCATATTTTTTAAAATAAGTAGAAACAGCTTCACTAACCTAATCATAATCTATTCCTTTGTGCTTTGCTAATTTTCTTTCAAATTTAACGTGTTTCTTCTCTAATTCCCAATCAGTACTATCCCACTTAGTGTACCACTGTTTTCTGATGTGATACTCAGGACTCGCATTATAATTATACTCACCACCAACGTGCTTTCTGTGCCAATCTTTAGTTCGTGCGTGTTTTCTACGTTGCCTAACTTTTGCCTTAACTTCCATTTTCTTTTTTTTCCTTTATAATTATACCACCTTACTATATTTCTTCAAATATTTTATTGATTTTTCCAATTCCTCTATACTATCACTATGCATACCTATCATTATATTGCATTTTTGGTGTATAATAGATCTAATAGAATCAGGATCACCTTTTGGATATGAATGATCATGGTCAACCACTGGAGCATTCGATGTATTCCCCGAACCATCAAGATCAAATGGTAAATAACATCTCGCACATTTATTATC